GATAATTGAAAATCTGTGCAAGAAGTATTATAAATATTTAATTTGTCAATCGCAACTTTGTGGTAAGTCTTTGCTATTGAATTAATTGTGATAAAATCGTCCCAATTCATTTCGGTTTATCTCCATCCGAGGCTGCTTTTGATTTTGCGAGATATGCTTGCCTGTCTGCTTCTGTCAAAGTTGTCTTAAATCTTTCTCTTTCAGTCGCTTGAGTCAATCTATCGGCTTCAATCACAAGCTTGCCAGAGCGTTGATACTCGCCCTTTTTCTTAAGTGAAGGATTGTTAACAACTTCTTCTTGATAACGCTTGTAAACCCAACCATTTTTCTTTAAAACGAAATAGTGCGATGCATACTTTTTACCACTGCTGCCGAGATAGCAGTTCAACGTCTCAAGCATCCATTCAAGTATCTCTTTACCATAAAGCTCTAGAAGCTTTGCGTGCTCATCAGCAGTCAGCATCACACAGTCAAGATGTAATTCTTTTTTTGAAATCAGGGGTTTTGTGTAAGCTTTGTCATTTTTAGAAGAAGAAGAAACCCCACCCCCACCGGCGCTAGCCGCTTGTGTGTGTGTATCTTTATTCTCTTCTTTACTATCTATATATGAGGGGTAGGATTTTTCTCCTACCCTGCCTAGGATTTTAATCCTAGTCTGCCTAGGATTGACTTGTTCATTATTTTCTTGTATATTATTATTTTTAAACCAGTTTTCTTTGCAGGCTCGAATAACCCGTAGTCTTCCGTCAAAGCTCACTTCTTCAACAAGACCCAGTCGCTTAAAATTCGTTATCATTTTTGAAATAGTGTCTTCTTTCAGTTTCATTTTTTGAGCAAAATAGGCATTGCTTGCATAACAACCCTCGTAATCGGAGTCATAAAGCGCATCAATCCATGCGAGTAGCATACAGTCGCTTGAATTGAATTCTTGCATGGCTAAAATTTCGGCGGGTATAAAGAGACCCGTAAAACGTGGGTTGGGAATGGGGAGATCACGCATTTTTCAGCTCCGTAAATTTAGTTGTTAATAAATGCACAAGCTGATAAATTGAGATCGCTCGTGACAAAGATAAGTTTTTCATTCAGATTTATCGCTTGTTATAAGTTAAGAAAGTGTTTGGGGCATATCTATCGGAGATATGCCTCTTTTTTTTTGTCATAATTTCTTGCATGAATTGTTGGAGTATTGTAAATTGGCGGGTAACAGAAAGGGGCTTCATTCTCGTAGAGTGAAAACAAAATGGGGGTTTGGTTCTTTTCATGTTTATTCTTATTGATTAACCACAACTTGGAAGGTGGGGGCTAATCAGTTAATGTGTTATTTGTGGCTGGCGGGATGGCTCCTTGCCAGCCCTTTTTGTTTTATTCAATTACAATAATCCCCTTCTATAAATTTTCGCAAAGATTTTCTTTTTTTTCTCTCAAATAGCTGTGAGGATACGATTTTTATTTATTTTCAGAAATCGCTTGCATTAAATGATGTGTTCATGATATATTGATGTTATCAAAGCAAGTCTCCCTGGTGACTAAGACAATCGAGCTTAGCAGGTTGAGCGGCAGAGATGAAAACAAAAACAACAAACAACACAAGGAAATAAAATGAAAAACTGGAAATCATTAATCGGCGCAAACGCAATAGCGAATGCAACAGATGAACAAATCGAAAACTTTGCATTGTTGATTCGGCATGTTTACCAAGATGCTGGATACACTTTCGAAAATCTAAATGGGGATATTATGTGGGATTATGACATCACGAAAGAAGATTGTTTTGATAAACTGAAAATTCTTCGTGACAAATTACGAAGAGAGAAAAACAGTCCTTTTAAGTGGTTAGCTACTTGTAAAAAAAATGGGGCGATAAACGATGTGAAGTGTAAATAAATATTATAAATACACTGCCGAGCAGTCAGTTAACGCCAACAATAGGAAAAGTAAAATGAGACACGACAGACTAGTAAATAAAAAAACAGGAAACAAAATGAAAAAACAAGAAATAAAACAATATTACGAAAACTTATTAAGAGAGACTATTCAAAGTTATGAAGATTATTGCAAGAGCGGGCAAGCTCAATCTTTCGAAGCTCAAGCAGATTTAATCATGATAAAAACAATTATGAAAAAATTAGACATCGAATTTATGTCACATAATGCAGCATTTTACGGATGGAAAAGATATAAAAAGTATATAAATAAAAATTTGAATAGGGCGATTAAAGTTTGGGAATATGCAATGTTAAGCGAAGAACAAAAAGAAAACTTTGAAAATTTGACAACATTTCCATTTAAAATATAAAAACAATAACACACAAATAACACAAAAAAAGAGCCATAAAGATGTACGAAGATTATGAATTTGACGATATGCATGACGAATATGAATGCAAATCGTGTAGTGGAAAAGAAAACGTATTGTGTCAAGCAAAAGAATTTCTTGAATCAATCGTTGGTATGTTATATTCAAAGAAACCATTAGACATAAACGAATTTGAATGGCAGCTAGAAGAGCTGTGTCATTATTTGAATGTGAAAATGGGTGATGAAATACAAATTCAAAGAAAAGAACAAAAATCAATTATTGTGCCGCTCATACAAGAATGGCAAACATTTAACAATCAGTATCTTACACAATTAACACAATAACACAAACAAGGAGCCATAAAATGAGTTTTTTACCAGAAGATTACACAGCACCAAAATCCACAAGCTATTACACAAAGCTGCAAGAAGGCGAGAACCGGATCCGCATCTTATCCAAACCCATTCTCGGATGGGAGGACTGGCATGAAAAGAAACCAGTGCGTTACACGATGAATGAGAAGCCAGCGAAGTCATATGATGCAAAAAAACCAGTCAGGCATTTCTGGGCGTTTGTTGTTTTCAATTACAATGAAAATGAAATTCAGATCATGCAGATCACACAAGCGACGATCCGAAAAAGCATTGAATCGCTTTGTAAAGATGCGGACTGGGGAGCACCCTTCGGATATGATATTAAAATCATGAAATCCGGAGAGGGAGTGGATACGGAATATGCATTGAATCCTGTTCCACACAAGCCAGTTTCTCAAGATATTATAGATGCTTTTAATGAAAGACGTTGCAATTTGAATGCCTTGTTTGCTAATGCCGATCCGTTTTCAAAAGAGTGGAATGAATATACGGAAATGGCGACAAACGAAACCATAAATCCAAGTGTAAGTTTTGAAAACATCTCTGAATTAAAAGAAATGTTTGATGAATGTGATCCGGAATATCAAAAATCATTATTGTTGACACTAGCCAAACTTCCGAAGTCCATTAAAAAAATTGAAGATGTGCCGCTGTCGATGTTTGAACGCATCAAACAAGCTGTCAAATCGAAACGCGATGAATATCGCGCCACAAATCAAGATATTTTTGCGGTGGCTTAATGAATCAAATTCTTCATGAAGTTCAAGAACGATTTGGTGAATGGCTAGAAATGGCCGGGGATAATGCCCCGGCTTTAACGATACAGATTTTATCGAACATGGTTAGAGATTTGAGGATCGAAAAAGATTATCTCGAAACGACTGTGAAATGTTGTGAAGGTCAATTACGTAGAATTAGAGAAGGGAAATAAAATGGAATCTTGGGAATACGCGAGAAAATATGCGGATCAAATAGCCAAAAAATGTGAAGGGTGTAGCACAGAATACGCGATGGATAAAGCTTTATCAAATGTATTTATCAGATTAAAAATCTATCATCCAGAAGCATTTAAAAAAATATTAGAACTTTTACGGTTAGAAGAGGTAGCAGAATGAGCGCATTAATACAACAAACAGATGAATGGTTGGCTCTTAGACGCACAAAGATTGGCGCTAGCGATGCTCCGGTCATTATGGGTGTATCACCATGGGCAACACCCTATTCGCTTTGGTGCGAGAAATTAGGGCTATCTGAAGGCCGTCCAGCAACGGAGGCTATGAAACGGGGAATCATTGGAGAAGAAGAAGCGAGGTTGTGCTTCATTGTACAAACGGGTATTCCCGTTTCTCCCAAAGTTGTTTTTCATCCCATTCATGAGTTTATGATGGCATCTCTGGATGGGATAAATGAAATCCAACACGTTATCGTTGAGATCAAACGCCCTGGGCAAGCGGATCACGACATAGCTATATCGGGCAGAGTACCGGACAAATATTATCCACAAATCCAACATCAGCTTGACTGCACGGGCTATGACATGGCATATTATTTCTCATATCGCAGCGATGATGATAATGTTTTAATAAAAGTAAATCGCGATGAGAAATATATTTCAAAAATGCGCGAGAAAGAACTTGAGTTCTACTCGTGCATGAACGACTTTATAGCGCCTAAATTAACCGACAGGGACTATATAAATAGGGATGATGAAAATTGGACGGAGACAGCGCAAGAATGGGTATCGATTACAAAACAGTTAAAATATTTAGAGAAGAGAGAAGGCGAACTGCGACACACATTAATTTTACTTTCACAAGAGAAGAACTCGATGGGTTCCGGCGTAAGACTAGCGAGGATCGTGAGAAAAGGCGCAGTGGATTATTCAAGAGTACCGATAAAAGAAGGGACGGATCTTGAAGATTACAGAAAAGAGTCATCAATAAGCTGGCGCATCACAACTAATTAAAAATGGATGGGGAGAAAAACGACTAACTCCCCATCCCCAGGAGAATGTTATAAATCCATACTACACAAAAATTCATAATGTACAAACAACTTTATTTAGGCGTTGAGCCACAACAAGATAGACTCGAAAGAGAATTTGAAAATCTCAAAAAACACTGCGAAAGAAGTCGAAAAAGTCAGTTCGGAAAAATTGCAGAACTAACGAAAATGTATCAAGAAATTAAATATGATTTAGATACACTGAAAATAGCAATGTGCAAAAAATCTGATAGTGAATCAGTATGATTAAAAAAATATTTAACACAATTCACAATTCGACTGATTAGTTCTGTAAAATAAAATATTATACGATCAATCGTTTTTTGCCCGAAATATTCTTCAAGAGAGAGAGTCACTCTCTCTCTATTATACGGTCTAAGCGGACTCACAGAATCGCACACCAGTCCGGACACTCTGCGCACTCCATCGGATCTTGGCTTACGTCATCCCATTCTTCGGGGCGTGTTCTAGTGTATCCTGCAGTTCCTTTTGAGCCAGGAATATGAGTTGTATGCATTCTTTGTTTTGGTTCTTTTGGTTCTTCTGGTTTATAATATGGTGTCGGATTATAGTTATTATTAACATTCATTTTAAAATCTCCTTTTTTGGGTTAATCAAAAAAGATTAAAACAAGTCATGTTTTTTTTCTATTTATTTTTTCGGAATTTTAGCGCCAGCTTTTCTGGCTACATCTAAAGAAATTGCAATTGCCTGTTTCTTGGGTTTTGTTTTCTCTTCCATTTTAATATTTTTACCGATTGATTTTTTGCTTCCGGATTTATCGAGGGGCATGGTATATTCTCCCAAAAAGAGGATTTATGAAATATTTTTTAATCTGTTTGTTTTTTATACCGTTCCTTATTTATGGAAAAGAAAATTTCGAACATAAGCACCAGCTCATGATGGAAACTCACATCTATGAGATAAATCAAATCGCGATGGATATTTGTGATTTTATTCCATCACCCACCCATGACAAACTAATGTATCATATCGATGAATTAAAATTATTAATATATGATTAAGCCACTTTAAATCCGCTAAATAAACAGGTTGTTGCATAGCCTGTGGGAGCTTGACCATACAATTCAACAGACTTGCTTCCTCCCGACATTTGAGCTGTAACATATAAAGTATCTCCGGATGTCATATATATTTGTGTAGCAGCATTATCTATAAATACTCCATTAATAGTAGATACGGTCCAATCCAATTGTTTAGTTCTAAATCCAAAAGCTGAACCTTGAAACGCTGAAATTACTTCTGTTTGACCTGTATTAAAATTTAAATAACAAAGATCAAAAGAAAACGAATAAAAACCCGTTGAAGGGGCTGTAAATACTCCTGTTCCTGTATTATATGCTGACCCAAAATTTGAAGTAGTTGTGTCAAAAATTACTGTATATTGTGTGCCATCGCCTGTTACATTACTTTTAGGAGAAGATAAATAAGCTGAAAAATAAACAGATGATCCCCCACTTCCAGCTGCTTGCCATGTAGGGCTAACGCCTGCGCCATTGCTAGTCAAAACTTGTGTAGCCGTGCCAAATCCTAAGCTACTCAATTGCCCATTTGTATCAACTGCGACAGGTGCTGAAGCTGAAACAGTAACTCCTGTAATACCAGATTGAAAGTTACGGTTCTGCTGTCCCGCTCCCGTACCCTGTGTTCCTATGCGTATAGTATTGGATTCAGTCGTGTTTATCCCTGAATTACCGATCGAGATATTTGAACTGGATGCTCCTTCGTAAATTGACCCGGCAAGGTATCCTAGAGCGATATTGTTGGTCCCGCTGACAACGCCATACAAGCTTTCATAGCCCAACGATGTATTATAATTTCCTGATACCCCTAGGTATTGAGCAGCGAAGCCAATAGCAGTACAACCTACAGCCGTAGTAATCGAGTTACCAGATTTATATCCGTAAAATGAATTGGCAATACCACTGGTTAATGATGTACCTGAAAGTTGACCATACGCTGTCGAAAATGTTGCACTTGTAAGATTGCTCCCAGGATCTCCCAAAAATAGGTTAGTTAATCCAAAATCTAAAGTTTCCGTAGCGGATGTTCCGGCAAATTTCACTGTAGTATTTGCAGTTAGAAAGTTAAAGTTGCCGCTCGCGGGCGATTCAGCTCCTCCAGTATTTCCTGTAATAGTCTTGATTGTTGAAGTTCCACCCGCTACTTCCAAAGTAATATTGGGAGAAGAATAACCAATTGTTACGCTGCTATCGGGGGATGTAATAGTCCCAACGTTTATATTCGTTCCTCCAACGTTCGGAGTAGTCGTTCCAATCCACATTTGACCGTTTGTCAATAAACCATTTGATAGCTGACCTTTCACCGATGCAGCTTGGGAAAAATCGCCGTTTTTTGCATAAACAACGTCATTTGTAAAACCAGCCATTATGTCACCTCAATATATGTTGCTAATGTTCGCCAATGGTGAGTTTTTCCCGCGATACCCGTGACTTGGATAATCACGTTATTGCCACTGACAATCATGTTTGCGTCCGCTGTATCTCCAAATTCTTCATTGACAATCTTGTCAGGCGTTCCACAAAGATACGCTGTTGTTCCATCTGTCCTGGATGATCCGCTTATAAAATAGCCATCTCCATTCACATCTGTTTCGTTAAAAGACGCGATTTGAATATCAAATGTATAGACAGCGGGAGTAGAACCTAAAGCGAAAGTGGCCAACGTAGTTGGAGTTGCGTTTGTGGTGGTGACGCTTCCCAAAATTCTATTTGTTAATTCAATCGTTAAAACATTACTTCCATTGCTTCCGTCAGTCTGTACGCCGTTATTATTATTTGTGGATACACTGCCACCGAAAACATCTAAAACATTGGATGCTGGAATTGCTGGAGAGTTGATATTTGTCACAAAAGAAGTTGGAACACTTGGAGGTAAACCAGAAGCAGTTACTCCACCAACATAAGCCTGGCTCATTGTGTCACCTGCATAAATTCGAGATAAAAATTACCGGTTGGCGTTCCTGGAGAACTTCCATTCCATTTTATATAAATGGTTGTGTTGGCTGCTAACATCAATTCATCATTTTGTGGGGCGTTTGTGCGTATATCGTACGCGGCTCCTGAAAGCGGAGGGAATCCCCATTTGGCGGTCGTTTCATCTATTCCGAGTTCTACATCACCATTCGTCCCATTCTTCATATGAGCCACGATAGTAGGGTGGGCAAGTGTAACCACTGCCACATAGCCAGTCGTAATCGCTGAAGCAGCTACGGCCGTTAATGTTTGAAATTGCACTTGCCCAGAATAACTCATGTTATTTCCCTTTTTTACCCATTGGTTCTTTCTTGCCCATTCCACAGCCTTTGGAAGACATTTTTTCTTTTACTTTTTCTTTCATCTTTTCTTTCATATCTTTTTTCATGGTCATGTCCTTATTGGTTTTTGTTTATGTTAAAGTGATTGTTCCGCTGTTATCGGTGATAACCCAAGTTGTATTAGCCACAACGCAACTAATACTCATTGCTTGTGCTGGTAGCGTTGCTGAAGCTGCGTTTCCAGAAGTAGCAGTTGAAGAGCCTGCAGGCCCCCAAATGATTTGCCCTGTTGTGTATGTAACTTTCCATCCGTTTGTGTTCAACGCACTACCCACAATTTGAATAATGTCGCCAACTGAAGAACTTGTTGGAAGGGTGAATGTGGTTAAAGAAGCATCATTGGCTATATATTTGTGATTAGAAGTCATTGCCTGAGTTGCAACTGCAACAGGGGTGACAACTAATTGAGGAGTAGCTGTTTGAAATGTTGGAGCGCTTGTCGCATTAGATACTAAATATTGACCTGCCGATCCGGCTGTTGTCGCTACAAATGCAGTAGCCCCCATAGTGATAACGCCAAATTCTGTAAGCCCTGATAATGTACCTATGGCAGCAAAAGAAGGTGCGAGACTTGTATTTCCTATTAAAGTCTGTCCATTTGTTCCGGCCACTGTGGCTCCGATTGAACTTGTTGTATTACCATATAAAACTCCATCAAGAGTATATGTCGATGGTGTATATGGGCCGATAAGAGAAAGAATAACCGCTCCAGTATTCGGATTAGCAAAGATTTGGTTAGCGGTTCCGGTTACGGATGTAACATCTCCAGTCCCGGTGCTGATTAAAACCCAAACACCTTGTCCCAAATACATGAAAACGGATTTTGTTGTTGTATTGATCCACATACGCAATAAATTATAAGGCGATCCATCACTTCCAACAATGTCTGGAAAAGCACTAACAGTTGATGAAATTGGATCTCTTGGAGATGCGACCGGAGGAAATTGCGCGGTTACTACCCCTTGCCCTCCTTCTTGATATACCTGTAAACCTGACATAATTCCCCCTTGTTTTATCAACTTAAAATTATCATTAATATTATTTAATCTCAAAAATTTTCTATAAATTTTTGCTATAAAGACAAATATTTAATATTATATTGAATATACGCCTCTTACAGGGAATGTCTATGCCGATGTATTTTCCTCCGTGGGAAACGGATACCGAGCCGAACGAATCCAACGTAAAAACTTGGATGGATAATCTATACGGAAAATTTGAACCGATTGAACAAGCGAGATGGAATCAATCCAATATTGATGTGCTTTTTTATGCCGGAGAGCAGCGTTTTATAAATTCGTATTTCAATTTCTATCCCCAGCAAAACTTCCAGAATTTTCATTTTAATTTGCTTCAACAGCCCATAAATATGGTAACTGGCTATCAACGCCAACATCGAAAGTCTATTAACTACACTCCCATCGAGGGCTCTAAACAAGAATTCGCTGACGATCTCACAAAACTAATGACGTATGCAAATAACTATAGAGGCATACTAGAAAAGCTTTCTATAGCATATGAACAAAGTGCTATCGCGGGGTTATGTTTGATTCAACCCTATCTTGATTATACTGACGATCCGGTAAATGGAACGATGGACTTGAAGATATGGCCATACAACTCATTTCTCTGTGATAGTTATTTCCGTGAACCTGATGGATCTGACAGTAATTTTTGGTGGACTCAGCAATATATCTCGAAGCAAGAAGCGATGAACCGCTTTAAGACTAAGCGCGATCTCATTATGACTATGAGTGGGTACGGAAACCGTTATGGAAAATTCTATTTCCTTCCAGAGAATTATAATCTGGCTAGAAATGATCTCTTAGTGCTTTCCCATATCTGGTACAAGTCCAAACGCATGAAGAAGATGCTGTATAATGAGAATGACGGCATGACGTATGACTATGCGGATAATGACGAATATCTCGACGAAATGAT